CTAATCTCCTGACATCATTTCGTTTTTTGGGCTGACGCCCGTACTGGAGGCACCGGTGCGGGCGTTTTTAGTTTTGCGGGGCTTCGCGAGCATGAGGTGCGCCGCCTCTCTAGCAAGGCGCTTCTGGCTGGCGGCCTTGGTGTAGTGCACGGCCATCTTGCCGGTGCTCCAGCCGAAGATGGCCATAAGCTCCCGCTCACTGGCACCATTCTCCGCCGCGCGGGTTGCCCCTGCTTTCCTCAGGCCGTGCGCAGAGCCGGGCACCTTCGCTTTTTCGCAAACCTTCCGAAACCAGTTGCCGAACGACTCCTTCACGAAGGGCCTTCCACGCTCGGTCACGAGGAAGGTTTCCTCGCCGACCTTGCTCGCCGCGATGGAGGCGGCGAGCGGGGCGAGGATGGGGAGGACAATGACGCCGCCGGTCTTCTCGGTGCGGATGGTGAGCACGCCATCGTCCACGTGCGCGGGTCCGAGCTTGACCGCATCGCCGCGGCGCAGCCCGGTGAAGAGGAGAATGTCCAACGCCAGCCGTTCGCGCGTGCCGAGCGGCCAGCGCGTTTCGAAGCGGCGCACCTCGTCTTCCGTCCAGGTGTGGAAGCCGACATTCTCATTGGCGCCTTTGAGCAGTTTCACGCCCGTGGTGGGGTTCGAACTCACTAGGTGGGCTTCATCCAAAGCCCAGCCGAAAAAGTGGCGCATGGCCTTGAGGAAATTGTTCGCCGAGTGCGGCGTCTTTTGACGGCGCTCCCGCCCGTTCAGGATGGTCCGCTGCGTGATCTTCGCGAGCGGCTCATCTCCGGCCGTCTTCAGAATCTGAAGGATGATGTTCTCGCGCGAACGCCGCGTGGCGGCCGAAAGCGCACCCCATGCCGAGCCTGCCCGATAGCGATCCATCGCCCATCGCAGCGTGCCCTTCTTCGCAGCTGCCGTGGGCATAGCGGCGCCTTCAAGGGCGGCGCGATACTGCGCCCAGAATTCTTCGCTGTCGTAGTCGGCAGTCAGGCGGATACGCGGGCCATGGCCGCGCCGCACATACCAGGTGGTGACACCATGGCGGGTGCGCTCTTTGTGCAGGAAAGGGGGGCGAGGGCGGGGCATGGTTCGGGTCACAGAATGATGTCGTCGCCGGCGTCGGCATCGACCGGCGGGGAGGCCTTGTGCCTGTCGGCGTCGCGGTCCAATGGCTTAATGGTGATTGCGCCCCCCTCCAGGCACACGACCACCTCGCCGAGCACGCCGGCGTTCTTGCAGGCGCGCAAGGCTCGCGCGACATCTGCTTGAGTGACGCTGGCTGGCCGGCGGGGCATCTGGGTCAGGCCTTCTTCACGAGTTTGGCGAGATCAGCGCGGTCGATTTGCAGGGGGCTGGTGCGCCCGCCACAGCCGCCCTTCTGGACGGGGAGCATGCCCTTCGCGACCATCCGGCTCACGGTGCGGGTGGAGACGTTCAGTTCGTGGGCGATCTGCTTTGAGGTCTTGAGGGTGCGGACATCAGGCTTCATCGGCCGCCCCCTTGGCGTCGGTGCCCCATTCGGCGCCCTCGTCATCCTCGTGGCCCAGATCGAACGCGAACTGGTGGATCAGCGCGCCGCCGATCACGGCCTGGTCCAGGATTCCCGTGGTTCCGAAGGCCTTGACGCCGCCTTCTCCCACCTCAAGAATCTTCGGGATGTCGGCTTCGCGGAAGAAGCGCCGCGTCGGGTGGGCGCCGTCGTATTCGATCTCCGCAATCAGGTTCGTATGGCACAGCCGGACGCAGTTCACCGCCCCCGCGAGGTCTACGTCGCCGAGGAGGGTGGCGAGCGCTTCGCCGAAGGTATCGCCCGCCGGGCCGATTTCCCGCAACGGCGCAAAGTCCAGCACCGCGCGGGCGGCTTCGCTGGCGCGGCTGGCGCCGGCGACCCCGATCAAGATCGTGGAGGCCTGTTCCGCGTCGATATCGGGCGCGTGACGCCCACGGCCGCCGGTGGGCAGCATGCGCATCTTCCGCAATTCGCGGAAGCGGAGGTCGAGATCGGAGGCGGTGCGACCGGAGAGGGTCTGCAAGAGCATTTCGAAGTGCCGGGCGTGCATTTTCCAAATCCGATAATTGTGAAAGCTGCGATAATTAGAATGTCGCCGCGCATGGGCGTCAATTCCATATTTGCGTCATTCACAATTCACTTCGGACACGTGCTCACGCTCCCATCTCCGCCCGCGCCGCAGCGAGCCGGTCATCCACGGTGCGCCAGGGGTCGGTGTAGGCGCCGAACAGGTAGTCCACCCCGTGGGCAGCGCTCCATGCTGGCGCGCCCTCTGAAGCCAGCCCGATCAGGACGTGATTGACCGAGGCCAGGAGGCGCATCAGAGCGCGGCATGTCCCGGCGTCGGAGCCCTCCGACGTTGCCCACATGCCAATGGCCGAATAGGCAGCGGCGCATTGGATGGCTGCGGCTGCGGCGCTCTTCGCCTGGACGGTGGAGAGGCCGTCCCGTGTCAGGGCGATGCGGTCGGATGTCTGCGTGATCTCCCGGTCAAGGTAGATCTGCGTCATGGGGTCGGTGGTGCGGCGGGTCTCAAGCTGCTGCTGCTCGGAGAAGAGCCGGCCGATCTCGCGACCGAGGAAGAGAATGATGTCGTCCGCGCTCGCCGGCGAGGCGGGCGCCGGTGCGTCCGTGCTGGTGGCCATCACGCGGCCTCCCCATCGAAATAGGCGAGCGCGGCGGCGATCACGATGGGAGCCGCGTCCAGATGGGTGTGCTCCAGTTCTTCACAGAGGAAGCGCAGGGCCTCCACGGCGCCGGTGCGGGTGGTGGCGGCGGGGGCGTGGGATAGGGCCGCGTAGGGCGGGCCATAGGTCAGGGTTATGGCCGCGTCGTTGGGGTGGCGCAGGGCGTTGTAGGCGTCATTGCCGGCACGACAGGCGCGGATCAGATCCAGCAGCGGATCGGGGATGGCCGGAGATCCGGCGGCAAGGCCTGCGAGCGGCAGGGTGCCGAGGAAGGCGACGGCGGCGGCGCCCGTCAGGAGGTGGCGGCGAGGCGCGTTCATGCGGGCTGGTCCCCTTCGCAATCTTCGCACTCCAGATCTGCGCTCTCTTCGAGATCCGGATCGCCGTTTATTTCATCCAAGAGGGCGAGCAGGGTCTCCACGGCGGCTTCCATGCGGGCGCGTAGGCGTTGCGTGTCCACCATCACGAACTCGGGGACATAACTTCCCCGTTCACCAAAATGCGTGCGCATCGGCGGCCTCTTGTGGTAATCATGTTTGACGTTACGCGCCATGCTCAATGTGGGTGCCTGTGTCAACACTATGCGCAACGTTGGGCATGATGACGATTAATTCAGCGCAGTGCCGAGCTGGCCGGGCTTTGGTCGAGATGGACCAGGCCGTTCTTGCGGCCGCAGCAGGTGTCTCACGAAATGTGATCGTCGATTTTGAGAAAGGTCGACGCACGCCGACGAAGAACAATCTCGCAGCAATCCGTGCCGCGCTTGAAGCGGCCGGCGTGGAATTCATTCCAGAGAATGGCGGCGGGGCCGGCGTCCGGCTAAGGCAGAAAAGCAATGACAGAGAATGAGATGTCGCTATTCGAACAGCTTCGCGAAGAGCACCAGGCTTTAGCTTTGCTCTCGGTTCTGCACCGCAGCGGCTACGCCGGAGCCGCCAATAGTCGAATTCTCGCAGATTATCTTGAAGCGATTGGGCTTGGAGCCTTGCCCGAGGTGGTGACCGCCCGCTTGGAAAGGCTGGAGAGGCAAGGCTTGGTGAAGCTGTCACTTGCAGAAGACATTCGAGTGGTCACGCTTACGCAGCGCGGTGAAGAAGTAGCGACAGGCAAGCGTGAAGCGGAAGGAGTCCGTCGCCCAGGGCGAGACAACCCATATTGATAAATGAAACCAAGGTGTTTCAGTGGATGTTTGCCGTGAAACACCTCAGGTGATGCACGTGCCGACGCGCTCACGCTGGAGCACGAATTCCGAGCGCAAGCCGTTGCCGAATTTCCTCATAAATCTGTAATACCCCAGGCATCGCTAAAGTTACAGCCAAGCCAAACGGTACGGCTTCATCTATTCCTTGCCCCTGGTCTGGATCGCGCTGGACTGTGAGCGAAATAGAGCTGCCAGCTGCAACTACAGGTGCCCGGTCTCCGGTCCACCTGCGCATAAAGACCGTACCCCTGTTAGTCTGATTTCCGTCCGGCTGGTTACCGTCAGCGCTGACTCTGAGTGTGCTCAAACCTGCGGGTTCAAGCAATTTCAAGCGAACGGAGCGATAGCTTCTGCGTCCCGGGGCTGTAGGGGTGAACCAAGCGAGCGTCGCTGACAGGAAATGAGGGCGCGATTGACCAGTTATTGCGACCGGTAACGGCACATTCACTACTGAAATTTTGTCGCTATGGAGCAAGCCCGTCGCCCAAAAGGTCGCCCTATCGGACGCGCAACCAACCGCATCATCCGGCTCAATAATTCCGAACCCCAGAAATCGCCTAATGTTGTCTTTCTGTCGAACATGATGTTTGCCATCGGGCGGCCCAATGACTTGGCGGATCAGTTGCGCGGCCTCATCGGGCCACTTCGCGGTATGCGCAAGAAGTGCCTTTATCAAAACCGCGCGCTGTACATGAGTTAAGCTCGCAAAAACGTTGCCATACGCAAACTCGAGAGCGTCATGGATACGATGGGCTGTCCGCGACGCCAGTGCCGTCGCGGCGCTAGTCCCATTTGTGTAGCCATCCAGATTTTCGCGTCCGTCGCGAGGCGGGGCCGCAACGCGCAGGCCCGCGGCCCGCATGGGGCGAGCAGGCGCTACCTCAATGTGCCTGTGATTGCGAACGAAACGTAAATATTCACGCGCACCCGGCAGTAAAATATCAGGTTTTACGGATAGGGCGAAGCCGGGACCGAGAGCGCTCGAGGGATTGGACATTCGACGGTCACCATATGGGTCCACGTTAACACGGGCAGTGGCACGATCCGAAGTAGTAACCGCGTCGCCATTCCAGGCGCCGATAGTTAAGCCGTTAACCGTCTCCGCGGGTGAAAACAACTTCCGATCCGCAATGACGGCTCCTAAAGCTCTAAGCGTCTCTTCCGCTCTCCTCTCCGGTCTGGCATCTTCATACAGGCTATTATTGGCGAACGCGGGTATAGCGAAAGGGTCGAGGCAATTACCAGCGCTTACCAAAAACAGAATTCCATATTGATAAGCTAAGCGATCTAATAAGCGTGCCCAAGCTGAGAGGTGGCCATGAAATGGGCGCCTCGCGTTTCCCAGTGATAAATTCACCAAGAGCACTCCTGGTGCCGTGGCGGTTGGTCCCTCGCGCATAGCCCTGACGGCAGCGTAAATCATGTCTACTATGAGCCGGTTGGCGGGAAACGTGTCGCCCACCCCAAGCACAGGCACCACATGAAGGCGTCGGGGCAACCCGGGCTCGGGGCGGTTCCTATCGCCATGAAGAATCAGCGAAGCCATCGCCGTTCCGTGAACGCGTCCGGCAACGGGCGCCGCGGGCTCCAGGCCAAATTGATCATCAATTATAAGATGTCGGGTGAGGAGCGCATGCCCGGCAACCGGAACCCCATCGAGTAACGCCAGGATCGGTGCGCCTAACGTGGTTGGAGCCTCGGGCGTTCCCCCGGGAGAGGCATCAACCACCTCCAAGCCATCAGCCACGCTTTGGGGGCTAATGCGTAAAACTGGCTCCAAAGCAGCCAACCCATCAGGAGTTCGTTCAATAATGAGTTGAACCGCAGATACGGGAAGTTCTACTAGAAGGGCATGATAGGAAATATCTTCAATTTGCGTGGCGGAGACAATCCGGCCGCCCTGCCGTTGCACAAACTTTCGAACTTCTTCTTCTTTTTCATTTCTCGATTTTCCATTTTGACGAAAAATCAACTCGACTTCGAGTCGAATCATGTGGTCCAGCGGGTGACCAAATATCTCATCTTCAAGGATGCTGGCCTCGAGAGGTTGGACACGATCCAATGGCCCCCATTGCCTCAGGTTTTTGAGTAGGCTGAATACTTCACTCCATGGAGTTTCTCCATGAATGAGAGTTCCATTCAGCCATCTTTTCCAAAGGCTCGCAAGTTGAGTTAAAGCCTTGCTATCTGGAACCATAAGATAGGCTATAGGAGACTTATCGCCATCGCTAGTCTCGAGTTCTTCCTCATCAACAAGCTCAAGGCCCGGCACTTTGCGGACTGCGGTGGCGAACTTGCTTACTGCTCCACGGACTTCGAAGACGAATAAGCGTTCCGGCGCTAAGCCGGAGGGATCTGATCGGAGTTCGAGCCCCGCTCCGTCTCTGCTCAGCACCTCTGCGAGGCGATTAAATTTCGCAGAAAACTGATCTACTTGTCGACCAACTGGAAACGGCTCAGGCTTCGGTATTATCCGTTGCCTTCCGACGGGTCGATCTTGAGCTGCTTGCGGGGTCAGCCGCAGGAGCGGCTTGTCTGGATCGCTCGCCATTTAACGCCTCCGGTCGCACGCGTGCCGACCAGAGACCCAACTCTCTTTCGAGTGCTTCATCGACCCCGATTTCCCCCAGTCCCAGGATCTGTCTTCGCCTTACATTTTGGCAAAAGTCAAGAACTTCAGCGTAGCTTACGACACCCAAAGATTTTGCGATTTTCTGCACGGGGGAAGTTGGCGCATAGGGCCAGCTCGAAATGATGCGATCGAGAAAAACCTCAATTTGCCTGACGTCTGGCTCTGGAAAAGAGAGGCGCACCTGAAATCTTCTCCAAACCGCCCGATCGAGAAGCTCCGCGTGGTTGCTCGCCGCAATTATTATGACGTAGCTAGGAAGCTGATCGAGCTGCATAAGTAAAAATGATACAACTCGCTTTATCTCGCCGGTTTCGTGGGTATCCCCTCGCTCTTTGCCGATTGCGTCAAATTCATCAAAGAATATGACGCAAGGTTGCGTGCGAATGTAGTCGAAAAGTTTTCGCAACCGAGCATTTGTTTCGCCCAGATAGCTACCGATCAGCGCATCGTAACGAACCACAAAAAACGGAAGGCCAAGAGCTTCGGCAATACCCTCTGCATAGGTGGTCTTTCCGTTTCCAGGGGGGCCAGAGAGCAGCACACGATGGCGTGGCTCAAAGCCGTGAGCTCGCAGAACGTCAGCTCGGATATGTTCTTCTATAAGTTGCCGACCACTCTCTCGTGCCGGCAACGTGAGCAGAAGGTCGTCCAGCCTAGCGTGAGGATCGAGTTCGATAATCGCCTCACGTCCGGTCGCCCCCCCGATTAGCGCCGAAGTGGTAAGCGGGGGCGGTGCGACCGGTACTGCGGACAAAGCACGCTGCAATCGGTCTGCGAGGATGTGATGGTTCTTTGCCCGCTCGTCAGCCGCCAAGGCCTCGGTAGTTGACCTTAGGCCATCCCGATCACCAGCGGCGGCGGCGCGCACGAGAGAAACCAATAGATCGCTTCGAGCCATCTCTATCCGCAAAATCGATTCGTGGGCACAGGCATCCTGCCTAATCCTAACTTAGTGGTCGTCAATTGTCCCCTCCGCAAACGCTCGCTGCCCGTGCCATCTGCTGAAAATGACGGCACCTTCTCTGGCTTTCGCGGGCTCGAGATATTTTCAGCGCAGCTTATAATACCATCATCTCCGGCGCCCATTCCTCGCTCTCATAGACCGAGCGTGCCTCGCCGGCGGCCGCGCGTGCGACAGCCATGGCGCAGGCTACGGCGCCGTCGATCCGGTCCCGGCTCTTGCCCTTGTGGAACATGGCGTTGCCGGCGGTGTCGGTCTGCACCGCCACGTTGTCGAAGTTCCAGCGCAGCACCGGATGCCCGCCATGGGTTAGCCGGCGGCCGATGATGGCCCGCTCCAGATCTTTGACGGCCGGGGCCATGGTCACCCAGCCTTGGCGCATCTCTACGGCCGGCAGCCCGTCCTCCAGCAGATTGTTGAGCATGTTGCGGGCGAGGTGCGGATCGAAGGCGATCTCGCGTACGTCGAAGCGGTCGCACAGGTCACGGATGGTCTGCTCCACATGGCGGAAGTCCACCACATTGCCCGGCGTGGGATCGATGAAGCCCCGTTCCGCCCACGTCACATAGGGCACGCCATCGCGCTCGGAGCGCAGGCGCAGATTGTCCTTCGGACAGAAGAACCAGGGGTGGACGATGTAGCCCTCTGCCCCGTCGCGCCACGCCGCCACCACGCAGGTGAGATCGCCGTTAGAGGACAGATCCACGCCAAGCCAGCACGGTTCGCCCTGAAGGGCCTCCAGATCCACCGGCGATGCGCCGGCATCATAGATGCCCATGTCCACGAACGGGTCGGCGCTGTGATCCAGCCATATGTTGAGGTTGAGTTGCCGGAAGGCTTCCCGGTCGCCCGGCCGCTGGCGCGCCTCACGGGCGAGCTGGCGCAGGCCCTCGATGTCGGGATAGCCGTGGGCAAGGCCAGGGTTGACCTGGTGCCAGATGGCCTCATCCGTCCAATCGCAATCCCTGTCCGCCTCGAACAGGATCGGTAACGTGGCCGGATCGTGGATCTCGCCGCGGGCGACCTTGCGGGCATAGTCCACGATGTCGTGGGCGATGTTCTCCTGTCCCCGGCCGGCGGTGGTGGCCACCACCAGAAGCGAGCCCTGCGACTTCACCAGACCGGACTTGAGCACGTCCCACAGGTCGCGCTTTTTCCAGGCGTGCAGTTCGTCCGCCAGCACGAAGGCTGGCGTGCGCCCGTGCTGCGTGCCGGCATCGCACGAGATCGCCTCATAGAAGGTGCGCCACTTCGCATTGGTGATGCGGTTGCGGTATTCCTGAAGCGTCATGCGGGCCTTGAGCGGCGGCGTCACATGGATGATGCCGATGGCTTCCTCAAAGCCGATCCGCGCCTGCTTCCGGTCGGACGCAGCCGAGATCACCTCGCCGCCCGGCACGCGCTCGGGGCCGAAGGTGTGCAGCAGGGCGAGGGACGCCGACAGCGAGGTTTTGCGGTTGCCGCGCGGCAGCAACAGCACGACGGTCTTCACCACGCGCGAGCCGTCCGGGTGGCGCGGTCCATAGATCCGCCGCACGATGCGTTCCTGCCAGGGATCAAGCTGGAATGCCCGTCCGGGCAACCGGCTCTTGGGATGGCGCAGCGCCCGCAAAAACTCCACCGCCCGTTGGCCGTGGCCGAACGGGTCGGAGATTTCGGTCTCAGTCGAGACGCAAGCCGCCGAAGAGGGGGCCAAGGCCTTGGCCATCATCCGATCCTTCCCTGATTGCCGGCCGGGCGCGGCTCGCCGGCGTCAACCCCAACTCGGCAGCGATCTGCCGCGCTTGCGTCATGCCATCGGAGCGGATGGCGACAGCCGGATGCCGCTTCGGCCCGCTGGTGCCGGTGAAGGTGAGCCCCTCCCGTGAGAGGATGCGGGCGGCTTCCGCCACCTGTCCGATGGCGGTGCAGTAATTGGCGAAGCTGGCCAGGTCCGCGACGGTCAGCGTGCGGCGCTCATTGAGCAGAATCGGCAGCACCCGCTCCCATTCCACCCGCGCATCGTCCGACAGCCAGGTGGGCGGATCGGGGATGTCGTCCGGCGGCGGCTCGTCGCTGGTCATGGTGGTGGCCTTGCGCCCGCGCATGGTCAGAACTCCCATTCCCTGCGGCCGGTGCTGTCGGCATTGCCGACGCCACGCCGCTCAAGCGATTGCTTCCACCGGTCATGACAGGGGCGGCACAGCGCCTGCCAGTTGGACCGCGACCAGAACAGGTGCTGATCGCCCTTATGCGGGGTCTTGTGATCCACCACGGCAGCCGGCGCCGAACAGCGCACGCACACCGGATAGGCCTTCAGATAGGCCGCGCGGGCGGTGTCCCACTTGCTGTCATAGCCTCGCTGGCGGGCGGAAGGACGTGCAGCCTCCGCACGGGCCTTGCGCTCTTTATCGCTCCGCATCTGGCAGGGGCAGCGGGTGCCGGCGGGGATGCGATGGCCGCAGCCGCAGATATGAGGGGGCGCATAGGGCATGGCGTCAGCCCATGCCGTGGGCGCGATAGGGCGACAGCAGACCCTCCACGTCCGGCGGCAGGGTGATGCCCTGTCCGATGCCGGCAAGGCCATAGGAGAGGTTGCCCACGCCGGTGACGTCCTCGCTGCGCAAGGTCGGGTCACGGTCGCGGCTGAACCAATAGCCTTTCACCAGGGCGATGGCGGCGCGCTCGATATCATGGGGCAAGGTGCGGCCCTCCTGATCGGGCAGGATGAAGCCGGCCCGGTAATCCACCACGAGCCGGCCGGCGGGCCAGGACAGGCGCCGGCGATTGGCAGCGAGGCGATAGACCGAACCGCAATCGAGATCCGCTTCCACCTCGGACAGATCGAGCGACACCGCGCCGATGGTGGCGGCATCGATGGCGACCAGGGGCCAGCGGGAGAGCAGCAGGCTCGGCAGGGGCTCCGGCGCGTGGAAGGTCTCGCGGATCGTCTCCAGGGCGAAGGTCCGCCCGCACCAGGTGCGTACCGCGTCGCTGGCCTGCGGGATGGCGCCAGCAAGGAAGGCCGTCACCGCCTCCCCGTCTATGCCCAGCTCGCGGCAGACGGCGGCGGCGGTCGTCAGGTGGTGGTTTGCGGCGGGGGTGACGATGGTCAGCATGGGATGGCTCCTCAATGATGATCAATGATGAAGGGGAGACGAGCCAAGCCCGCCTCCCCATGAGCCCTTCGCGGGCTTAGCCTCCCGCCGGTGCTCGCGGCCTCGCCCGCCTTGGCCCTACATGAACGGCTGTCGCCGGGGCGCCAGGGAGGCGGGCTTTTCGCTATTGGGCAGGCCGCTACATGCCCTCAATGACCGGCGCCCTCAGCCGGGTCTAAGGATGGGATGGCTTCTCAGCTCACCGCCATCTTGAGCTTGCGCAGCGCCTTGGGCTGCACCACGCCGGCGCCGACGCGCCGGGTGGCATGGATGCGGGTGATGCCGTTGGTCGCCAGCAGATACGGGTTCACGAGGATGGACAGCGCCACCCGATCCACGATCCGGTACGCGGTGCCGAAGTCACCGAACAGGATCGGCGTGGCATTGGCCGCCACGTCCGGCATGTCCACGGCCTCCACCACCGGGCGACCGAGGATGGTTTCCGGCTGGCCAGCCTGGAACGCCGGCTGCCACAGGTAATTGCCCTGCCCATCCTTCAGCTTGCGGATGGTGGCCAGCGTGGTGCCGTTGAGCAGCCAGGTGCCCCGGTTGCGGTAGGCGGCCGGCAGCGCATACATCAGCGAGATCAGCGCGTCGGTGGCGAGGTTCGTGGCGTGGCCGTTGAGCAGCGCCGTCACCGCCGGGTCGGTGAGCAGGCCCACGGGCTCCAGAACCCCATCGCCCTTCACGAAGGCCGCGCCCTCCTTCTGGCCGAAGTCTTCCGCCAGGGCGAGCCGCACTTCCGCTTCCGCCACGCCGGCACTGTCCGCCAGGAGCTGGTTGGAGATGTCCACGAAGGTGTTCACCTCGCGCACCGGGATCTCCAACTGCGCAAAGCCGGGCTCGGAGGCTTCGGCCGCCTGCAGCTCGCCCTTCCACTTGGCATTGGTGATGCCGGTGCGCTTGGGATAGGTCACCGCCGGCGAAGAGGTGGTGCGCACGCTGGCCAGGGCGCGGATGGGCGAGAACTCGGTGAGGTCGCGGACGAACTCGGTGGAGATCTCCACCGGCGCCAGATAGCCGCCCTGCGTATCGGTGGAGACGTTGAGCGCCTTCAGCTCGGTCTCCGGCATGCCCTTGTCGCCGCGCCGCAGATAGGTACCGAACGCCTTGCGCTCCTCGGTGACATCCGCCGGCCCGTCGCTGGTGCCGCCGGTCCCCGGCCGGTTGAGCCGGGCTTCCATCTTGTCCAGTCGGGACACCAGGGCCTCGGCAGAGCCAGCCTTGGCTTCCACCTTGTCGAGACGGCCGATCACCTCGCCCTTGAAGGTGTCGAGCGCCTTGGTGACGATGGCGGCGGGATCGTCTTCCTCGCCCTTGCGTTCGATGACGCCCTGCGGCGCCGGGATGCAATGGAACATGGGTCTACCTCGCAGAAAGCGCCGACGCGGCGCGGTGGATGGCCTCGGCAATGGCGAGGGCATGAAGGGCGGTCTTGGCGCTGGTGACGCGGGCGCCGGGATGCATGGGGACGGTGACCAAAGAGCACTCCACCAGATCCAATGCGCTGATGGTCCGCCCGCCGCCCTTGCGGGCCATGGCTTTGCGGGTGAGGAAGGCGATGGACAGCCCGCCCACGGCGCCGGCGCGCACCAAGGCGCGCACCTCACGAGCGCGGGCCACGTCATCCACCAGCAGCCGGCCCTTCAGGCGCAGGCCGTCCGGGGCCTCTACGGCCTCGGTCCAGGTGCCCACGGGGTCGTTCTGGTCATGGCCGAACAGCATGGGCAGCGGCAGGCGGGTGTTGGCAAACGCACCCTTCTCGATCATGTCGCCCATGCGATCCGGCGACCCGAACGGCCATGCGAGGCCCTCCACGGCGCCGGCATCGTCCATGAGGATCTTGGTCTCAACGAACAGGCGTTCCATCACGCAGCCCCCTCGGACGCGGGCGCAGGGGCGCCGCTGGTGGTGTTGGGATTCTCGAAGCGCTCGCCGCCGGCATAGGGCGCCCGGTTCTCCATGGCGCGGGCCTCATTGGGATTGAGGACGCGGGAGGCGATCAGCTTCTGATAGGCATCCGCGCGGCTGGAGAGATCCGCCCGCAGCAGGTCATCCACGAGGAACTCAGCCAGGTATTCCCGGCGCTCGTCCGGCGTGAACAGCGCCCGGCGGATGGCCCCCTGCCACACCTCAAGCCAGGGCAGGAGCGAATAGGTCAGGAACTCCTGCCCCATGTCGCCTACGTTGGACCAGGTGGCCCGCCCGAGCTCGAACAGCATGTGCGGCGGCACCCGGAAGGCGCGGGCAATCTCGAGGATCTGGAACTGCCGCAGCTCCAGATACTGCGCATCCACTGACGTAAGGGTGAGGGGCGTATAGCTGGCGTCGCCGTCCACGATGGCGGTGCCGCCGGAACGCCCGCCGCCATGGGCGAGCTGCCAGCTCTCCCGGATGCGCTTGATGGTCTCCGGTTGGGTGCGCTCCTTCAGCGACAGCACGCCGGAGGGCCGGGCGCCGTTGCCGAACAGCCGGGCGCCGTGCTGCTCCATCACCAGGGCGAGGCCGATGGCCTCCCGCGCCGTGGTGAGCGGCGCCACGCCACCCGGCGCGCGGATGTGCAGGATGCTGTCGCGCGGCAGCAGAGCGCCGCCGGCCATGCGATAGGCGGGCTCGCCGGCCTCGCCGTACGCGACGGTGACCTTGGCCGGATCGAGCCGCAGGATCTCCACCACCTTGCCGCCGACGCGGTTGACGAAGCCGATGCCGCCCTTGTCGGTGGTGAGCGCGTCCAGGGTCAGGGCGAGCTTCAGGTCGTAGGCGCTGGTCCAATCGTTGGCATCGTCATGCAGCAGGCCATAGGCGGGATGATCGCTCGCCCGCTCCTTGGAGCCGTCCACGTCCCGCCGATAGGTGATGATGGGCAGGGTCGCGACCGCTTCCGCGATGATGCGGATGGCGCAGGCGGCGGCCGGGTGGCGCATGGCGGTGGCCACCGACACCGCGACCCCGGAGGCCGTGGGCGCCGCGCCCGCGAACAGCTCCAGCAAGGCCGCGTCGGGCGAGGCCAGGGAGGCCGTGCCGGCCGACTTGGCTTCGAACAGGCGGGACAGAAAATGGAAGGGCGTGCGCATCCATGAGTTTATGCGCCGGCCGGCGAGCCGTCTCTAGACGGCCACTTGCGCCAGTTTAGGACAGGGCGCCCCTCACGGAGGTGAGAAAAAGAGCGCCCATCCCCCTCTAACGCTCTGATCCAAATGTAAAAAACACCATATAGGCCCCATCGCGCGCGAACCTCCCCCACCGGTCCGGACCCCCGGGGCCGAAGTCGCGAGGTGCCCCCCGCCCGGTGCCGGGCCTGCGGTACCTCGGTCCCATGGCGAGATCAGTTCCGCGCATTGGGGCCTACCTTTCGAATATCGAATAGGTGTTTCGCCCTGCCTTCTTAGCTTGGTACAGGGCTTGGTCTGCTGCCCGCAGCAAACTGTCGGAATCAAGGTTCACCGATGTCGCAAGTGCGATGCCGATGCTAAGGCCGATGGTGATCTCGGTTCCGTTAAATCGCACAGGCTCGGACATGGTGTCGATTAAGCGCTGTGCTAAGTTTAAAGTGGACATGGATGGGTCATCGCCAATGCTCTGAATGACGACGAATTCGTCTCCGCCGAGGCGCGCCACCATGTCTTCCGCGCGCACCAACGATCGAAAGCGATTGGCGGCAGCGCGCAACACAGCATCTCCCGCCTGATGCCCAAACGTGTCGTTGGCGGGCTTAAACTGATCCAAGTCGAGGCAGAGCAGCGCGAAGCCTTTCCCGGTGCGTGCCGCGCGCGCCACTTCCCAGGCGAGGCGCCGATCAAACAATATGCGGTTTGGTAGGCCTGTCAGCGGATCATGGGAAGCTGTGTGTTCCAGTCGGGATTCCGCTTCTTTGCGCCGTCCGACATCACGGACAGAAACCACGTAACCATCCGGGGCGCCACTTACCTCGTCCCTCGTCAATCTGATGGAGGCCTCCATCCAAACCCATGAGCCGTCCTTGTGGCGTTGCCGATGCTCGATCAAGGCCTGATCGATATGGCCTGCCCGGACGTCCTCCATCAGCTTCCGAAAATCGGCAGCATCGTCTGGATGCAAGATCTCGGCAGCTCGCTTTCCGATCAACTCCTCGGGTTCGTAACCGAGCAGTGTTCGAACCGCCGGCGAGATGTAAAGACGAACGCCATCGAGATTCCCGCGGACAATGGTGTCGGTCGAGTGGTTCGCGAGCAGTCGATAGAGGGCCTCCTGCCGAGATGCCTCTCGGAGACTAGATGTTACGGTCAGGCCTAGGGACAATATTTGCGCGAGATCTTCGAGGTGGCCGCGGTCGCTTTCAGTAAAGGTCCGAGGCGAGGTGTCCAAAAGGCAGATTGATCCCGCACGGATGCCGGTAGCGAGTATAAGGGGGGCTTCGGCGTAAAAACGGACGTGAGGGGCGCCCGTCACGAATGGGTTTGCCGCAAAACGCGCATCCCTTGTGGTGTCCTCAATGATCAGCGTTTGGTCGGGTGAGCCTGAATGAGCCCGGAGCGATGAAGCCGGGGCCATGTCGTGACCATCCAGATCGAGCCCGATCTCGAACCGACCTTCCCCATCGTCGGCCGAGATGTGCACCGAGGGCACTGAGAATAATGCCTGCGCCACACGGCACATAGCCGCAAGTTTAGGCTCCCAGGAGATGTGCATCGCTTCCGTCTCAACTCTCGCCCGTGCGAGCTATGCCTAAAGGATGTACGCCATTCGCGTCGAACGTGCATGCCTGCGCCACGCTCAAATCTGCCAAGCCAGATCCAACGGTATCAGCAGACATTGCATGCCCAGGGAGGAAGGCAATCGCTATCCGCGCGAGGACACCGGCCTCCATCCCCACTGAACCGGGAAGGACCGGCCACCCATGCGATCCTCTTCGCAGGCCCCTTGATAAGGATGCCGCACTTTAATACCGCTCTTTTCTTGGTGCATATTCTTCGTGGGGTTCACTTTTTTGGACGGTATCAGCGAGTTGGACCCTATCGCCCGGCGCGCCTTGGCACCGCGCTTGAGCCAAAGCAGCCATTCGGGCGAAATGATCTCGACCACGTTGGGCAGGTTCTTCCGGCCGCTCTGCGGGCGCACCGTGATGCGGATGTGCTGAAGGCGGCGGGCCTCATGCATGGCGGTCTGCACTGTCGTCCGGCCGACACCGGCGAGTGCCGCGATCTGGTCGATCGGCAGATCACACCGACCGTGACGATCCACCTCGCCCGCTACGATGAAGAGCACCGCCCGCTGCCCCTCCGTGTAGAGGCTGCGCAAGGGAGCGGGGAGAGCGCCCGATCCACCAAGATTGCGGCGACGTTCCCTGGACGCCTGACGATCCGGCGAGCGGGGGCGCTGGCGCGGCTTGAAGATGCTGCCAAGGCGCCCGGCCACAGCCTTGATCGGGCTGGCCTGCAAACCGCCATTGCGCAGCGGGCGCCGCTTGGCGACGCACTCAGCGAGAGACTGGGCATCGTCGTCCGAGAGTCGCTCGGCTCCGTGAGCGGTCCAGATTTCACGCATCCGGTGGTCAAGCTGCGCCTGCGTGCCGGCTTGATTGATGGCGCTCATGAAGTGCGCCGCCAGGGGGCTAGCGAGCTGCGGAGCGGCGGCGGTCAC